TTTTTAGTTTTGGCTGCGCCTGAGCTCTGTTTTTTCGCTTCTAATCGTTCAAAGCGATCTAATTGACGATTTAAAAAATCTACCGTTTTAAAGTCATGGGCGGTCATGGTGTCTTTCGCCATGATGCGTAGTACTTTTACATGAGTCTGGTCATTTACGCGATGAATAGGGGAAGCCTCATCCCACTTATCACGTCGTCGCCATGAATAAATTGTATGAATACTCGTGCCCAGCCGTTTTGCTATCTGCGAAACGCTGTAAGCCTGCCAATAAAGTTCCTTGGCTTCTTGTCGTGGGTCAATGTCTGTTTTCATCATGCTGTCACTTTGTCACGCCCGCGCGTAACCCTCTATGAATAAGGGTTCTCATAGCCGTCTGAGAACCGTAACCCTTTGAGCAAAAAGAGAATGATTGCGATAGTAGCGTTATCGAAATGACAGTCATGTCAGGAATGGAGATTGATTTATGCCACAGGGTAAAAAAACACGTCAGATAAAGCTGATTGCTTGTGCCGAGGGAATGACACTTAACGGTTTTCCCGTTGAGCGCGAACATATTGAGCAAATGGCTAAGGACTATGATCCTAATTTTTATTGTGGTCGTGTGAATCTAGACCACATTAAAAGCTTGTTTCCAGACAGCCAATTTCGTAGCTACAGCATGATTGCGGCAGTGGATACCGTCGAGCTTACTGAGGGTGAGTTAAAGGGTAAGCTTGGGCTTGAAGTGACGATTGATATTGACGACTTCAAAGATGATTTCATTGTTAACCTGAATAAAACAGGTCAAAAGATTTTTTCCAGCATTGAATATTACCCCTCATTTCCGCAAACCAAGCGCGCTTATTTAACGGGCGTGGCGTTAACCGATTATCCCGCTGCCGTAGGTTCACGACCGATTGAGCTTAGCACCGCCTCTCGTGGCTTACCTGAGATTGGCAATCGATTTACAGCATCATTAGAAACGGAGTGTTACCTATTGAGCGAGCAACGCGAGGAGCATCAAGAAGAGAAAGAAGCCGGTAAAAAATTCTTATCCACGGTGAAACAGTGGCTAGGGCTTGAGCGTAATCACCACTCAGAAGAAGCCGCCAACCTGCAAAAAGCCATTGAATTGACTGCACAACAATGCGGAACGCTGCTAACTGAACATGAAACGCAAAAGCGGGAGCTCTCGCAGCTAACCAGCGACTTTAACGCATTAAAGCAAAAGTTAGAGCTGACAGAGGGGTCGGGAGAAAGTCGTCCACTGGTGACCGGTGGCTCTAACAAGTTGGCAGAGTTTTAATTCTCGCTTCACTTTCTTAACTTCAAATAAATAAAAGGTTTTTACTATGGGTATCAGTAATGAATCGCTCGCGAATTATCTCTCATGGCTTGACCAGCAAGCCCGATTAAACGGGATACGCCGTGAGGGCTCGTCATTAAATTTTAGTGTTGATCCAACGGTTCAACAGCGCTTAGAAAAAGCCAAAATGGAAAACAGCCCATTTCTAAAACAAATTAACTCATTTGGTGTGACCGACCAGGAGGGACAAAAAGTTTTTGGCTCCGTGAATGGTCCGATTGCTAGCACTAACACGTCAACCACAGACCGTCGTAACCCCGAACAGGTGAATGATGAAAACAGTGATGAATACCGTTGTGACCAAACCAACTGGGATACGTTCGTACCGTACTCATGGCTAGATGCATGGGCGGGGCATCCTGAATTTCAGCCGATGATCAGCCAGCTGATTGCACAACAAGAAGCCAATGACCGCTTAATGATTGGTTTTAACGGTGTGAAGCGGGTGAAAAAGTCCAACAAAATCGAAAACCCATTACTGCAAGACGTCAATATTGGTTGGCTGCAAAAAATCCGTAATGCCGCGCCACAGCGGGTGATGAAAGACGTCACCTTAACCAGCCGTGATGAAAGCGGAAAGATCATTGCCAAAGGGATGTATGCCAACGTAGATGCCATGGTATTCGATGCGGTGAATTCATTGTTAGATCCGTGGCATCGCCGCGCGCAAGGTTTAGTGGCGATCACCGGTTATCAGCTTTATACGGATAAAAATTTCAAGATTATGAACCAGCACAGTGAGCAAAATCCAAATATGGAAATGCTTGCCGGTAATGAACTGTTGAAGCTGAGTTCAATGGGTAATTTGCCAACCTTACAAGTGCCATTTTTCCCTGATGGTGCAACGTTAATCACCACTTTTAAAAACCTGTCGGTGTATTGGCAGAAAGGCAAATATCGCCGCGTGATTAAAGATGAGCCGGAATATAACCGTATAGCGACTTATTCGTCGGGTAATGAGGGCTATGTGATTGAAGATTATGGTTTGTCCTGCCTGATTGAAGGTATCAATTATGCAGAAAGCAAAGAAATCTAAGCCAATATTGGGGAAACGTTATGGAACATTTAACACCAGCACAGCAGCACTGGCAAAGGGTGATGGCCTCACGTCGTGGCGAGTCTAATGGCGAAATGTCACGAGCGGATATGACGGCATATGAAAATATTTTGCATCGTTTACGCGCTGACCAATCGCAGTTAAGCAACATTCAAGGCAATGACCGCAAAGCAGCTTATAAGCGCAAGGTTTTACCTAATTATCGCGGCTGGATTGAGGGTGTGTTGGAAAGCCAAAGCGGTGTCGCTGATGAAGTTTTTACCCGTACTTTGGTTTGGCATATCGATGCCGGTTTGTATTCCGAAGCCTTAAAAATGGCTGAATATGCCATTCAATTTAATCTGCCATTGCCTGATAACTATAACCGAACCTTAGCCACTGTTTTAGTTGATGAAATTTGTGATTGGTCATTGGCCGTCAAAGCCAGTGGTAAAGATGATGAAGTGACAGCGTCACTTGAAGAATTACTTGCCCTGGAACACATTACCGAACAGTCAGATATGCCTGATGGCGCACGCGCCAAGCTGTACAAGGTGATTGGTTTAACACTGAAAGGTGATGAAAAACAACAAACTTTAGCGCTTGAGTACCTACAAAAAGCCATTTTGACTGATAAAGACATTGGCGTGAAAAAAGAGATTGAACAGTTATTACGGGCGGTCAATAAGAAAGAAGAAGCTGTAGAGGAGCCCGCCATTCCTGTGGAAGGAGACGGTGTTGAGCCGTCAAAAGATAAAAAAACACAAAAGAAATCAACGGTTACTGAGAAAAAATAATCAGTAGCAATAACCGAGTTGCACCCGCAAGCCACGGAGGCACAGCAATGATAAAGGGCTAATCCTCTCTGTTATCGCTGTCCACCTCCGTTTTCTCAGAGGGTAAATCATGAGCTTAGTGGCCGCAAAACAGATCCATTCCGTGCAATACGAGAGCATTAATGATGGTGATGAGAAAATCACCTCGGGCGACTTTTGGCCTGTGATTGGACTTGCTCAATTGAGGCAATCGATGCGCCTAACCGGCAATGTGTCTACAAGTCGCTTAAAGCACATGACGACAGAAGCGGTTCTGTATGTGAATCAACTATTGGATGAGTGGTGTAAAAAACAGAAAGATAACGGATTCAATCAATTATCTACCGTGCCGTCATCGTCGATTAACGATACCACTGCATTAGTTTTTCGCTATCACCATGCGGTGTATAGCTTCACGAAAGCTTTATTGATTGAAAATTATCGCGATATTGACACGACGCGGGATGGTGAAAAGCATGCTCAAGCACTGAGTACCCAAATCGATGATCTACGCCGCGATGGACAAAATGCAGTGCGGGATATTCTCGGTAAATTGCGCATGTTTGCGGAGCTAGTTTGATGAAAGTGCAGGCGCTGCAAGGTGACACAGTTGATCTATTGTGTTGGCGGCATTATGGGCGTACGCAAGGCATTGTTGAAGACGTGTTACAGGCAAATCCGAATCTTGTTGAGGGCGGCATACAGCTAGCCGCAGGGCAATGGGTAGAGTTACCTGACATCGCACCAGCAGCACAGCAAGAAATAATCCAACTTTGGGATTAAGAAAACAGGATTAACAGCATGAGTGATTGGTACAGCCGCCTATCTTACACGCTTTCAGGATTTGGTAGCTTCTTTAGCGGATCAGGCATTTTAGGTTTTTTTGGTGATTTTTCTTTGTATGAATGGGGTTTCTTGGCTGGGTTGATTGCCAGTATTTCATTAGGGGTACTGACCTACCGGCTAAACCGGCGTGAACAAATAAAACGCACACAGATATTGGAGCGTTATTTCTCCCGCCATCCTATTACTGAGCGTGATATTCAAAACATCGTGAGAGTCACAGAGCAATCACCAAAGGATTTATGACATGAATACGAAGTCACGATTAAGTCAGGCAGTTATTGCCCTTATTATTTCAGGTGCCAGTGGTGGCGTGATCCTTTCCAGTTTTTTGGATGAAAAGGAGGGTAATTTACTCAAGGCTTATCGTGATGCAGGCGGGGTGGTCACCATTTGTCGCGGGGTAACGCGTATTGATGGCCAGAAAATTAAACTGGGTACCAAACTCACACTAGCGGAATGCGACGAATTAAATCGAATTGAAGCGGATAAAGCGATTGGATGGGTTAAACGCCATGTCCATGTCCCGCTGACTGAGCCACAAATCGCTGGTATTGCGTCATTTTGCCCTTATAACATTGGCCCCTCTAAATGTTTTTCATCTACGTTTTATCGCAAGTTAAATGCGGGTGATATCAAAGGCGCCTGCGCAGAACTGCCAAAATGGACGCGGGATGGCGGTAAAGATTGTCGACAAACCAAAGGCCAGCCGAACGGCTGTTATGGCCAAGTGATCCGCCGTGACCAAGAGGCCGAATTATTGTGCGGTGATTGGGGGCTATGATGAGCAGCAATCGCCATGCATTACTGGCTTACATTGCCGTTGGGTTAGTCAGTGGCAGCATGGTATTTGGTGCCACTCGGTTGATTTATCAATCCAAATTAGATGCAACTGTATTGGGGCATCAAATGGCATTGAATGCCATTAGCGCCCAAGCCTTTATGGATGCATCAGAGAAACTCGCCCAGCTACAAGAGGCGCAAGGCAAGTTACATCAGCTCGATGTGACCTATAACCAGAGATTATCAGATGAACAAAATGTATCTCAGAGTTTGCGTGATGATTTACTCACTGAGCGTCGTCGGGTGCGGTTTGCCAGCGCCGACCTTGCAACCTGTAAGCTCGCCATCAGTAGTGCTACCAGCACCAGCAGCGTGGGCGATGTTGCCAGCGTCGGACTCACTCGAAAAGGTGGACTTATTGTTCACGATATCCGAACCGGAATTCAGCAGGACAGAGCAAAAATAACCTATCTACAAAATTATATCGTCGACATAGTAAATCAGTGCAAGGTGGCGAAATGAAAACGTTAATTAATATATTGATATTTATTGTTTTTGTATCGCTCTTAACTGTAATTTTGCTCGGTGGAGTGGTGCTACTGCAAGAGCCTAAATGTGGGGTGGCATCATCACAAGAACGCCTTGAAATGCGTTGCCAAAAATCACTTTATTATTACCGAGGTTAATCATGCTGAAGCCTAATTTATTGCGTGAAATATTAGTGAAATTTGCCCCTTATTTTAAACAAAATCCAGAATTGTTAGAGGTTTATGTCACTAGCGGCAATATTCAATCAACCGGCACGGCATCCGTTTCTTATCTGACCGAATATGAGATTAATGTCTTTGCAATGGATTTCTCGGGTGAGTTGGATCACTTGATATTGGCGATTTTAACCTGGGCGAAGAAACATCAACCCGATTTATTGTTTAACCCTGATAAACGTAAATCTGGTATTCGCTTTGATGCGGATATTCTCGATAGCGAAAAAATTGACGTGCTTTTTACGATTAAAGCCACTGAGCGAGTGGTGATCAAGATTGAAGATGAGAAAATTATTTTTGGCCGTCCTTTAGAGCCTAACTTTCCAGATAGGCCACTGCCTGACTGGGATAAGTTAATCGAAGAAGGAATATTGACGTATGCATGATAATTCCTTGGTGACGCAATTAGATGATGAATTAAAAAGGTTACTTTCTACGACGTCGAATGCATATCGAAAACGACTTACAACAAAATTAGCCAAGGCTATTCGAACGGCTCAACAAAAACGTATTCGTAGCCAAAAAAATGCGGACGGCACAGCGTATGAACCCCGTAAACGTAAAGTATTACGCGCCCAGCAGCAGATCCGTTTTATCCATCGTGGTGATGTTCGTACGCTACGAAATTGGCAAGGTTCCAAAGGTCGACGCGGTAAAACCATCACCGGATTTGATGAGGATAGAGGCGCAGTAAGAACGTTTTATCGCCAAGATATCTTACGCTTTTTAGATATTAATTTCTCATCAGTAAAACGAACCACTAAGCGTAATGTTCCTATGTTTCGGCGATTACGTGCTGTGCATTTTTTACAGGCGCGTAGCACCCAAAACAGTGCGGTTGTGGGTTTTCAAGGTAAAGCCGCTGCCATTGCCAGAGAGCATCAATATGGGCTTGAGGGTGCCGTGAATCAGTTGGCGCGGGCGCGTTATCCTAAACGGGAGTTGTTGGGGCTTTCAGAGCATGAGCGCCTAGGCTTGTTGGAAATAATCTATCTCGATTTAGTGGGGCAACTATGAATGCGCAAGAGCTATATCGGTTACTCAGTAATCTTTTGCGTCAAGGTGTGGTCACTGAAGTGGACTTAGACAATGATTGTTGCCGCGTTCAATCGGGTGAATTGGTCACGGATTGGATTAGATGGTTAGTTCAGCGTGCCGGTGAGTCACGCAGCCATTGGGCGCCAACGGTGGGAGAACAAGTGTTAATTGGCGCTATTGGTGGCGAGTTAACAACCGGTTTTGTTTTGGGTTCGTTATACAGCAACGATAATCCCGCGCCGTCACATTCAGCTAATGCATTGAATCATACCTTTTCTGATGGTGCGGTTATCGAATATGAGCCCGAAAACGGAACATTAAAGGCGGTGGGCATTAAAAAAGCGGTGATTGAAGCCAGCGACGAAATTACGGTCACAACTAAAAAAGTGATTTGCAAAGCCTCCGTTGAAATCAAATTTGATACACCGAACGTCATTTGTACTAATAACCTCACCACAGCCACGTTGAAAGTGGAAAAGGGCGGTGAAATGACTGGAAATATTACCCATAAAAATGGAACGTTTTCTTCAAATGGGGTTGTTATTGATGATCATAATCATGGCGGTGTTGAACGTGGCGGCAGTCGTACGGATGGGCCGAAATGAAATATTGCGGCATGAATGGGAAAACAGGGAGCAACCTGACTGACAGTGAGCATATTCGCCAAAGTATCGCGGATATTTTGCGAACGCCAATCGGTTCGCGGGTAATGCGCCGGCAATACGGCTCACTGTTGTATGACTTGATTGACCAGCCACAAAACTCTGCGCTGCGCCTTAAAATCATGAGCGCTTGTTATATGGCGCTGATGCAGTGGGAGCCAAGGGTCAGGTTACAAACCATTGATTATATTCGTTCAGATATTGGTGAAATGGCGGTCAGTTTATCGGGTGTGATTATGCCAACGGGTGAGCCAGTTTCGATTTCTATTCCTGTGAGGTAACAGTATGGCAGCCAGTATTGATTTAAGTTTATTACCCGCACCGGACGTGGTCGAACTATTAGATTTTGAGGTGATATTTACCGCGCGAAAAACAGCATTAATTGCTGCTATGCCTGAAGAACAGCGGGAAGCTGTCGCCCGTACCTTGGAACTAGAATCCGAGCCATTGACCAAGTTATTACAAGAAAATAGTTACCGTGAATTAATCTGGCGCCAGCGTGTGAATGAAGCAGCGCGCGCTTCAATGGTCGCTTTTGCTACAGGGGCGGATCTCGATCAACTCGCCGCCAATAATAACGTTAAGCGGTTGATGTTATCCGCCGGTGACGAGAGCGCTATTCCACCGATTGCGCCGGTGTATGAGTCAGATTCTAACTTACGCTTGCGTATTCCTGCCGCCTTTGAAGCCCTTAGTGTTGCAGGTCCTATAGGCAGCTATGAGTATCATGCTCGCAGTGCTGATGGTCGGGTATCTGATGCCTCGGTGATCAGCCCGTTACCGGCTCATGTCACTGTGACGGTGTTATCCCGTGAGGGGAATGGTTCTGCACCGGCTGATTTAATCGAAAAAGTGGATCTGGCTTTAAACGATGAGGATGTACGCCCTGTCGCTGACCGCGTCACCGTTCAATCGGCAACCATCGTTAACTATGAAATCGATGCGGTGATTTATTGTTATCCCTCGCCTGAATATGAGCCGATTATGGTGACGGCAGAGGAACAAGTGAAACGCTATGCGACACAGCAACACCGGTTAGGTCGTGACATTGTGCTCAGTGCTATTTATGCGGCTTTACATGTTCAAGGCGTGCAACGTGTGGAACTGAAAAAGCCCTCGACAGATATCAAATTAGATAAAACACAGGCCAGTTTTTGTACCCATATTAATGTGGCGCTAGGGGGCTCAGATGAATAGCCGATTACTGCCTGTCGGTTCATCAGCACTAGAGCTTGCCGCCGCTGAGGCTTTAGCGGAAATAGAACGTGTGCCAATCCCCATTCGCATTCTATGGAACCCTGATTTATGTCCAGTACATTTACTGCCGTATTTAGCCTGGGCGTTCAGTGTTGATCGGTGGGATAAAAACTGGTCAGAAAAAGCCAAACGCGATGCTATCAAGGCCGCGATGTTTATTCATAAACACAAGGGCACCATCGGAGCATTGCGTCGTGTGGTAGAGCCTCTCGGTTATTTGATTCGGGTGATTGAGTGGTGGAAAACTAACGAAACTGCCGGCACATTTCGCCTTGATATTGGCGTACTTGAAACGGGTATTACTGAAGAAATGTATCGGGAGTTAGAAGCATTAATTTTTGATGCTAAGCCAGCAAGTCGCCATCTTATTGGAATGACTATTCAACTTGAAACTAAGGGAAGTATTTATTGCGCTGCGACCAGTTATGGCGGTGATGAACTTACGGTTTACCCATATACGCCAGATGTGATCAGTACCGGTGGGATTATCTCCACAGGGGCGGCAATCCACGTTATCGATGAAATGAGGGTCACTCTCCAATGAAATATTTTGCATTGCTCACCACTTACGGTGAAAAAGTGCTCGCAGAGGCGACAGCTCTCGGCACAAAAATTGAGTTAACACACATGGCTGTGGGTGACGGCGGCGGCATATTGCCCGCACCGGATACTAAACAGACTAAATTAGTCAATGAAAAACGCCGTGCAGCCATCAACACGTTGTTTATTGACTCGATAAATACAAACCAAGTTATTGCTGAACAAGTGATCCCCGAAAATGAGGGCGGTTGGTGGATACGCGAAATCGGTTTGTTTGATAAATCGGGTTTATTGGTGGCGGTGGCTAATTGTCCTGAGACCTATAAACCACTGTTAGCTGAGGGTTCTGGTCGCACGCAAACCATCCGCATGATTCTGATTGTTAGCCATACTGAGTCGGTAACACTGAAGATTGATCCGACTGTTGTATTAGCAACACGCCAATACGTGGATGACGCTATTCAGGTATTGGATAAAAGAATCACTGAATTGACGGCCAGTGACGTTGGTGCCGTTCCAATCACTCGTAAAGTGAATAATAAACAGCTAAATGTTGATATCACTCTGAATGCTGGTGATGTCGGAGCGTACACCAAGGCAGAAACGGATACTAAAGTCGCGGACGCGAAAAAAGCCGGCACCGATGCGCAGACGACCGCGAATAGTGCCAATACCGCCGCTACCAATGCGAATAATAATGCGAATGGGAGAGTTCCCAGCGGGCGAAAGGTTAATAACAAAGCGTTAAGTACCGATATTTCACTGACTGCGGGTGATGTCGGCGCATATACCAAGGTAGAAACGGATACTAAAGTCGCGGACGCGAAAAAAGCGGGCACAGATGCACAGACGTCCGCAAATAGTGCCAATACAGCCGCTACCAATGCGAATAATAATGCCAATGGACGGGTTCCCAGCGGGCGAAAGGTTAATAACAAAGCGTTAAGTGCAGATATTTCACTGACTGCGGGTGATGTCGGAGCATATACCAAGGTAGAAACTGACACCAAAGTTGCGGATGCTAAAAAAGCCGGTACCGATGCACAAACAACTGCAAATAGCGCGAATACGGCAGCGACCAATGCCAATAATAATGCCAATGGTCGCGTGCCAAGTGGACGCAAAGTTAACAACAAGGCTTTAAGTGCGGATATCTCGCTGAATGCAGGGGATGTGGGAGCTTATACGAAAGCTGAGGTTGATAGTAAAATTGGAGGCACACTAGGTAATAAAAGTTTCAGAATATCGGCTTATACCGAAGTTCCTGTCAATATATCGGCATGGACCTCATTTCCAATGCACCAATTTATTGTTGGTTTATATCGCGTCAACGCAGGATCTCAAGACACCTATATCAATAAAGCTCGAGTTGCCACACTACAAATACTTGTTAATGGAGCATGGTTAAATGTCACTAACTAAAAAATTTGAGCGTTATCTTCCTGATACTTCACATTATTCCAATATTGTTTATCTGAAAAATATTGACGGCGACTGGTATCAGCAACAATCAATGTTTAGTCAAAACACCGTCAAAATACTTTATGATGATGAAGGGATAATTGCGTCTATTTCCAATGATATATCTATGCTTTATCCCGAAGGATATTATGTTTTGGAGCTAGATGAGAAAACCATTATAAACCCTGATTTTCACCGAGTTAAAAATGGTGAAATTTATGTATATCAAAGCCCAAAAGAACGCGTAGTTTCAGAAAATAAAACAAAAAAACAAACATTACTACGTGAAATTTCTGATGCTATTACCCCTTTGCAAGATGCGGTGGAGCTTGGTATTGCGACAGATGAAGAACGGGAGCAGTTAAGGGCGTGGAAAGAGTATCGAGTGCAGGTGAATAGGGTGGATGTTGAGTTGGGGTTGGATATTAATTGGCCAGTTAGCCCAAAGTGAGACAGGCATTAAGATAATTAATGTATTTATTGTGTAGAATCCTTTACCGTATGTATCAATTATAAATAAATAGCATGTTTTAGATGAATATCTTAGTATTGAAATATGAATATTAATAATGTTGATTTATTTTTTAAATTAGATGATAGTGATTTTTTGGGTGAGACTTGATAGAGCTAATTATAGTGATAATTAAGTAACAAATAGCATTAAATAATTTAAGTGAAAGATAATAAATTGATAATAAGTCACCAACTTTTGTGGTCAAAAATTATGAGTATAGAAAATAATAATTCGCAGTTTTTACAAGATATGGGTGTAAGTGCTGAAAGTGTTGAAAGAAGTGGTATTGCTATAGATGTATTGAAAGAAATTGCAGAAGATTATAAAGAAAATGAACTGACCTTACTAGATGAAGCTGAATACATAGCTAAGAAGATACAACGTTGCAACGCAGTACATTCAGTTCGCTGGCGAATAAAAAGTGTATCTCATGTGATAAAAAAGATAGTTAGAAAGCTTAATGAAGTACAGTTAAATGAAAAATATAAAAGCATCAATGTTGGGAATTATAAAGCAATAATCACTGATTTAATTGGAGTTAGAGCAATTTATTTGTTCAAAAGTGACTGGGAAGAAGTACATAATCATATTCTATCTAGATGGGTTATTAAGGAAGATGAGCCTGTAATTATATATCACAGGGAGGGGGATGTCATGGACATATATTCTCATCACCTTGACTGTGAGCAGAAAGTACATTTTTATAACTATCGTTCGATACATTATTTAGTCCCAGCTACAAATATACATTCGGTACAAATTTATTGTGAAGTTCAAACAAGGACAATTTTTGAAGAAGGTTGGAGTGAGATTGACCATAAAGTTAGATACCCTGATTATTCAGAAGATGAAAATTTAATGAGCTATTTAACAATATTTAACCGTTTGGCAGGTAGTGCTGATGAAATGGGTAGTTATGTCAATGAGCTTATTGCATTAATAAAAAAAAATAATGAACTAGAAGAAGAAAGAAGCAAAAAAGAAAAGCAATTCTTAGAAGAGAAAGAAAAATTACAAGATAATATTAAAAAACTGTCCACCCATGAGAAAAATATTGATGAAGTACAGGAACAATATGAAAAACTCATAGATGTACAACGCTCTGAGATAGAAAGTTTAAAAGAAGAGCTAAAATCACAAACTAGTGAGAATATTCGTCTCAATCGTAATGAAAAAAATCCTGTTGTAGTGGTTTTAGGGCAAGTTGACAAAACAAATACTAAAGATTGCTATGAAGGCGATATTGAAATTGAAGTTATTAGAAGTAATAAATTCGCTACCTTTACTGGGCATTTTAACCCACGCTTTGAGACTATCCCTATCGTTGAAGTTATAACAACTGAAACAACTTGTCCTAACACTGATATATCGGATCTAACGATTAAAATAGGTGTAGGGCAACCTCACAACTTTAACGTTCATATATTTAATAAAAAATTAGGGCGCATAGAAGAAGGAAATTATAAATTTCATTTTAAAGCTTATGAGTCTAAGTCATTGGCTTTAAATTGATTCTTTGATATGTACGCAAACCTTAATTACAGCCTTTCGAATTCAATGAAAGGCTGTAATTTTGACAGATATATTTATGGAAACTTGACCTATTTAATATAGATATATTATCAAAACAGCCCCATCAATTCCCCAACATCCACCCCAGCCAGTCTCTCCCTAACATCCTCACTAACTCGACTTAACGACAGCGTAAAATCTATTTTCTTCGCCTTACCGTCGGTAAAAAACTCTGTCCTATCCATAACCAGATTAGTGATCACATACATACCGTAAATCGTTCCTGTGCCCTCAATCAAAGGCAGTGGCTTAGCCACATAGGCTGAAGTTTTCAGTAATTCCAGCGACACATCACCGCCGGTAACTTCGGGGTAAAGCGTGCCGGACAACGTGATTTTATCTTCACCGGCGCCGACATACTGCCATTTGGCACTGCGGCCAACACGGTCATTTTTAACGTGGCGCCAGTCGAGTGAATGGTTAAAAGTCTGATAAGGGGCGGTGCGTAGTTCAAACACAAACATACCATAAATCATCATCATAATATTAATCCTGATCCTTTAAGCTGGAACGGCGGCGGCTATCGCGTTCGCGTAATAGTGCGGTTAATTGTTGCTTCACAACGTCGGCTAGCTTCTTCTCGTTATTCACATCAACCCCGTGGAAATGTAATTCAAAGGTATTGTATTCAGGTTGCATCACTTGGCGTTCTGGTCGGGTCGGGGATACCGCCACAGGTATTGCGCTCAATTTTGGCTGAATAGGAGCAAACGTATTGATAAGGGAATCATTGAGTTGTGATAGCAATGACGGCTGCTTTTGAGCGGAAATACGTGGCTCTCGATACAACCCATCAACCGCCGTCACCGCAGGAAAGTTTTTAAACACAATATCGCCGAGTTTATTTCTATCGACACTTTCGGCCGCATCACTTAACGCGGATTTACTGCCTTTGGTTTTGCTCTTTTTCTCTGCGCCGTCATAAACCAAAGTACCGTATTTCTCTGCATTCTCTAACGGGTTAACTTCATTGGCTTTTTGCTGTAACTCGCTGCTTTTTTCCAACTGTTTACCCGCAACCATCACGCTACTGGTGATTTTACTGGTTGCCTCGGCTTGCTGTTTTTTGGCTTGCTCATTGGCTTTGGCGGTTTTCCCTGCATAGGATGAAACCGAATTGAGTACCTTAAATGGGTCTTTTTCATTCGGGTCAACACCCATGGCTCTTGCTGCATCGGCAGCGGCACTGGCTGCATCAGGAATAACGCCGAGCTTTTCTAATATCCAGCCTAAGCCTTTGGCGACTTGCTGAATTGGCCAGAATAGGGCACTGATGGCTTTACCCACCACGTCACCAAATACCTGACCGGCTTCAGTACAGGATTTCAATTCTTCAGTAGACAGTTGAACCGGTGAAAGCAATTCTTTAAACCAGTTCCAGACCTTGCTGACGGCATTTGAAATGCCATCGAATATCGGGGCGAATGGGGTAAAGGTGGCGCTGAATGCCGCACCCATCGGGGCAAGGGCAGATGTGAAACCATCCCAAAATCCACTGAAAAAGGCTTTAATCGGTTCCCAGTATTGATAAATCAACACGCCAGCCGCCACAATGGCTGCGACAAATAACCCAACAGGACTCAATAACAAGGAAAAACCGCCCCCAATAACACCAATCGCGTTACTACCGGCGGTCATTAAGCTACCAAACCCAACAGTGGCAAGTCCTTGAATTCCAGA